CCTGTTTCAATACCATCGAGCTTTATTACTTGTGCAGGGGTCATGAACCCCGCAGTTTCAGCAGTAGCTCCACTGTGTAGTGCACCACCACTTCTACTGCCGTGAGCTGTATCGTTGAACCGGGCAGCAGGAAGTGTTCCTGCGTTGAGATTATCAGCGTTACGATAGTATGACCCTTCTTGACCATCCAGTAAATCAGCGTTCAAGTTGGTACACAAACTTGTTGTACCTACGGCAAACGGTTTGGATACCTCGATCAACTGAGTTGAACTGTTATAGCGCAACCCTTTGCGTGTCTCTTCATCGCCAGCGAGGTTGATCCAGTTATCCGTTCGTATGGCTATAGCGTCACTCTCGAACTCCACGCCTGACAGGTCCAGACCTGTGTCAATCTCAGCGTTACCAATTTGGTCTACACCAATGGCTGCCCCAAGATTGGCTGTGGATGCCCTCACTCGTAGACCAGTGCTGATCTTTGCGTCCTCATCGTAATCTACAGCATTCTGAGAATGCGCTGTAAGACGCATTATGGTGCGCATACTGTTTGCGTCTGTGTCAGCACAGCGTAATTCAAAGTCGCCAGACAGCGTTGTTTTGGTCAATCCAGCGCCTGCTGCATAGTCATCAGCTACACAGTAGATACCCACAGTGCGCCCGTCTACCATTCGTTTTGCGTAGGCAGCTAAAGCGTAACCAGCAGCGTACAAACTTTCGTTCACCACATCAGTGGATACACCAGACTCAACTTTGGTTTGACCTGAAGTACCAATAGTGCTTCTAAGGTATAACCTGGATTTAACACTGGCTGTGTCTGTAGCACTTGTGCCGGTGTAGTTGGCGTCCCGGTAAACCGATAGAGTGTATCCATCGGTCTCCTTGGCGACTGCTCGTTGTATCTCATAGTATCCAGCAGCTCCACTGCAGAAAGTCTCAGTGACACCCGGTAGTTTACCATGGTGTACCAAAGAGTTGATCTTGCGAACATTCGCCCACTTGATAAGCTTGGTTCCTGCGTTCAGTGTGCCATCAATACGATAGTCTTCCTTGGTCAACCATATGGTTCCACCAGAAGCCGGTAGCCAATCTATGGCAGACTGAAAGGCATCCGTATCGTCATCGACACCAGTCGCACCAAAGTCTTCCACACAGCACCTATCACGTAACCGTGTCGCTACATCTCTGGCTACACCGTCAGCACCACTTTGCACCCACGGAAGGTACGACTGTCCGTAGACTTTCAAAGTGTATGTATCGTCAGGCAAAACACCTATACCAGTGTTCCCCTGGAGGAAATTCTTTGCTGTACCAGACATGTACAGGTTATACCGTCCGGCAGCAGCAGAGAGAAGCCCGTAAAACCCATAGTTGTTCTCCGCACTCGTCAAACTATCACTTACCTTGAAGCCTGCCTGTGTGGTAACATCTCCGCCCAATGTTGGTTGACTGGCACAGTAATGCGTCAGGGCAGCCAAGGTTGTCCCGGTTTTCACTTTGGGATACGAACTGAATGCTTGGTGTTCTGTTGAGACATCCGGTTGGACTTCACCAGTTACCTTTACACCCACAGTGTTCACCGCACCAGTTGGAGCCAGAGAAACATCCAGACCAACACCAGCAGTTGGCGCAGTAGCACCAACAACTGCGCTACCTGTGGACGCAATACGTAAACGTGTTAAACCACTGGAAGCTATTGCTATACTGTGTGTGTCAGGAGCAAACAATCCTCCACCCGAGGTGAACTTGAGAGAGGGACTTTCTGCCGACCCTGCGCCAAAACTTTGGTTTTCCCCAAGCCACTCATTAAGAACCTGTAGGCTTAATGAACGGTAATCATTCAGGATATCCAGGATGAACACATGATTCTCATTTAGATTACCTTTGGTGATGGGGGGTTTTGCTGAGATTAACCAATTAGCCATTTAATCCCCCTCGTTGAAGTAATCCATGCAAAAGTTGTTCTGGTAGTCCACACAGAACCACTGGCCGTAATCAACCATTTTTTCTGGTGCGACTGCTCCTGGATCTTGGGGTGCCTGTTGGCCTTTCTCAAGAAAAATGATGTCTGTATGTGTGTACATGGACACCCCTTCCGTGTAAAAAAGGGAGACACACAGTTGAGCATGTCTCCCTATAAGTTTACGCTGTTTTCATTTCAGCACAGCAAGCAGGACGTAGGTATCCATGCCCCATAGCATACCGGGCAACCAAAACGGTACCCTGATGCCAAGTGCTGTACTCCTGCTGAACAGAAAGGCTCATCAGCTTTACAGTCGCTGCGGCTTGGGGAGTCCAAGCAATACCTTTGACAGTCGATGCGTCAACACCGTGATGCGCCCAGCCGGACATATCAGAAGAAGGAACATTGTTGCTCATCAGAATGTTAAACCCGGCCAGCTCCATGATCTTGCCAGTAGCTAGACTGCCTCTTCCGTTGTAATCCTTGTGAATCACGGAGAAACCGTTGGTCTGTACTGCCTGCACAAGTGCATAGTATTCAGCGGGTTTGAAACAAGCATACCTCGGAGAAGCAGGTACATTGTTTGCATCCCAAGAGGCGGCAATGCTGAACAAAGCTTTGGTAATAGCTTCAGCTTTGGTAGACAAAGTAGCTGAATTAAGGTTTGCATCGATGACCGACACGCCACCCGGCTGACCAACCAAGCCACTAGCTCGAGCACCAAGTACAATTTCATTGAACACATTCTTATCGAACGCTTGTGCCAGAGCTACACCAAGCTCATTGGAGTAAATCGAACGGGTCTCATAGTGAGACATTGCCTCATCTATGTCAGCCACGAAACAGCTAGCCAACAGGAGACCGTCAATAGTGATAGTACGTTCATCCGACAGGATTGCTGACGGAGTAAGGTATGCGCCCGGCGTATGATATCCGGCCGTTGTCACACCCGTCGCAGGGAATTGTGCAGTTCTACCGTGCTGAATCGTCTTGACAAAATGTTTGTCCAAGATGACTGTGGCACCTTCAAAAGTTGTAAGAACTTCCCCTGCGAAAATCTTCAAGGCCATACTAAGGTTTGACTTTAGTGGTCTTGATGGATTGTCAATATTGGGAACAGCCATTTTTCTTCCTTTGTGTCGTACCACCGGAAACTACCGATGGTAGAAAAGTGGGGGAGTTGTTACGAGGTTGGGGTTACGAGGCTCTCACTTACAGTTTCCCAAAGGTGTCCAGATCAGGATATCCTCAGATATTCTTTAGTGGGCTTTGGTACTCCAGTTTGTGAGTAGGATCACCTGTCAGCTTGGCCGAACTGACAGGTGAAACTTTTAGAAAGCTGTGGTTTGAGCTAAACGTCTCGCCACTTGGTCACGAAATGCTGGATCTGATCTATACCGGTCATCCCGGAGATCAGCTTTGAATTGTGCTTCTGACTGATAACCGCCGGTGGTAGACGGAACAGGATTGCCATCTAAAAGCCGTCCAGTGTAACCAGTGGCTCTCTGATAGCGAGCATACAGTCCTTCTACAGCCAATGGGGCAGCTTCGGTGTTGAGGGACTTGTTGTACATGTCCTTTTCTTCTGATGTAAGATGGGTAGACGCCCAATTCACCATGGCCATATATTTGTCCTCACCACCAACAATGTTGTATATCTGCGTGTCACGCTGCGCAGCTATAGCTTCCTGGCCACGAATGTAGTTGTCCACCAGATCCCGAGGGAACCCTGCAGCTTGCAGCTTAGCGTAGCTGTCATCTGACAGTCCGCCCTGTGCAGTATATTCTTCAGACAGACTATTGAAGTCTACTCCTGAGTTTTCCAAGATGTTCTTCACATCATGGTCAGGGGGAGATCCCTCTGCTGACTGTTGTTCAGCAATAGGTACGGACTGTTTTTCCGTGGATTTCCCTAATTCACTTTCGAGCTTCTTATAGAAAACCTCTAGGTTTCCTTCGTTCTGCTTCTTGATCAACTCCAAGGTAGCCTTTTCCAACTCTTGTTCACTTGTGAACTTACCGGCAATCAGTTCAACTGATGGTTCAACCGGCTTCTCTCCGGGATACGGAGGGCTGTCCTCGATAGGCATATTGACAGTGATAGTATCACTCATACATTACCTCTTCTGTGTTTGATTGGTGGTCATGCCCATTACACCTTTGATAACTTCTTGGATCACATCCGGTCCGGCCTGCCCGATCAACTGTTGGAGCATCTGAGCATTACTATTTGCAGCACACGCCTCGTCATCCAACACCAATCCTTTGGTATCCATGCCGAGACCATTGGCGCATCTGTCTATGTATTCCGCTATGCTCAACCGGGAAGCGACAGCTTCAGGACCAAGTGGCGCCAACAACTCCATGAATGCTTGAAGTTTACGAAGGTCATGCCCCCGGCCTAACGCTTCAATACCTGTGACAATGAAAGGTGTCACTGAGTCATCAGGTAAAACAGGCAGTTCATTCCGGTTACGCATGATCGCCATACATCGTCTGATAAATGGAAGCTGAAGCTCTTGGCTTAACATCGAGTACACACCCCCAAGTGCATCTTCCAGCTCTTGTGCCATGTACCTGATTTCTTCAGCAGTTACACGTTCAGCATTCCGTTGTATGCTGGAGTTGAGCATGAAAGCTTGACTCAGTCTCTCCAACAGTTCAACTCGTGTTTGATTTGCCACCTGAAAGTCAGCGTGTTTCATAAGCTGAAGTACGCCCACGTCTTCGATGCGTCCCGGAGCAAAGCCCAAGTTAGGTGTATCAGCTAAATCTTCGTAAGCTGTCAGTCCAGCCGGATGGATAAGAAAGAGCACCTTTGCCATTGCGGCAGACCCTTCAACGATAGCTTCTGTTAGACCATCCAGTGAAATAAGGTCTCCTAGAATTTCATCCACCAGTCCACGACCGTAGCACTCTCCGTCAGTGTCAGTCCACCGCAGTGGTATCCATGGACACTCGTGTAGAGGATACTGACTGAATGACTCTGGAATCTGAATGCCAGCCACTTCTTGTATGGCTGTCCAGTGATCCCCATCACGAACAACGCTCGTAAAGAGTTCAACCGGTTTTTCCATCAGATCCACTTCACTTTCACCAGTGTTTCGCTGTTCCTGCAACACAATCTCCTGGAGGTGATCCGGGAGAAGCTGTCGTGCAATTTCTTCACGGATGATCATCTCCAACGGATCACTCTTAGGATCCCGCACACAAACATACTGGTCTAATCGATATACTTTCACTCGACCAGTGTCCGGCAGGTATAACATGGCGTTACCAGTGGCGATCAAAAGGCGCAACACTCGATAAAGTGGTACACGCACGCCAAGCGTGTCAATGTATCGGTGAATCTGTCGTTCCATATCTCCGAGCTGCATTTCCAGCTTAGTCAAAGCACGTTCATCTTGCATCTCCAAGAGTTCACGTTCTACTGTACTGGAGACAACCAAACGGAAGAACGGACTGTTTGGTGGAAGTAAAATGAGGAGAAGCTTGGAAGCCAAATTGTTCACCCCACGGGCTCCAAGGGATTGAAACGGTGTATCTAACTGGTCACACTCAGTGGTACCATGTGGAGGTAACAACGCTGGTATGGTGAGGGACGCACACTTACGCTGTCTTTCTAGGTGACCACTACGTCTGCCGTCCAGCTTTGACCAACGCTGTTTAATCGTGGTAGCGGTGTTTGTCATGTTTCGC